TAATATGCCCATCTTTGTACAAGTATGTTTTATTGTCTTTAACACAGAACAAATAAAAATCCCCTTGCACTAACTCAGACACATCTTTGTTCATAAAATCATCATCTACGATTAGGTTGCAATCTATAACACCCATAACACATCTCCTTATTTGATTGTTTAGATATTACACAAATGCAAGTATGATGTCAACACTTATCGACACAATAAGAATATTTATTTAAACACAACAAACTTGTTTAACTGACTTAAACAACTTAAACGAATTAAGCACATAACACATAAACAAGATTAATCTTATTGAATTATATTTAGTATGTAATTACTCTGTATATCTAATACCATATCTAATACTGTATGTGATACTCATAGTATTCTTATAGTGTACATAAGATATACTTAAAGTATATTATTAGTATTATATAAATAATATTTATATTTAGTATATATTAAGTATTATATTTAATTACGTGTATCAAACAGTTGTATGATAAAAGATATATAATATTATTTAATCTAAATATATAAACCTAATCCCCCTTCCCTTGATTCCAATCATAAGCCCTTTGTTTTAGCTTGTCAACCCCCTATTTAAGTAAAGTTTTGTAACAACCTTATAAAACAATAACTTATCTTTTGGTGTTGAAACACCTTGTAATAGATTGTTGTATGAAGTTGTTATAATATAACACAAAGTTCTGTTGTACTTAGTGCATCTAATTACTTGTACAGGCAGAGCAGATACTCAGGTATACATTCACTAAGCGTAGCGATTAGCTAAACATAGCGTTTAAAGAGCCGTACAGTCGATTCTAGCGACTTTAAGGTTATGGTGGTATGATTTACTTACTTTACTTTAAAACGTCTGTACGAGTGCCTGATAGCGTAACACGCATTTTTATGAAATGTTCTTAGAGGTGTTATGATTTTGGTTGACAAGGTTGAGGTATTGGGTATAGGATGCTTCTATCGAAACAACAGATAATTTTAGAATCTTTAAGGAGAGTACAAATGGTTAATGTGAATTTAATGAAAGGTGATTGTTTAGAATTAATGAAATCTATTCCTGATGGGAGTGTAGATTTAATTTTAACTGACCCGCCTTACGGAACAACAGCCTGTAAATGGGATTCTGTTATCCCTTTTGAACCTATGTGGAATGAATTGAAACGTATCATCAAACCTAATGGGGCGATTATCTTGTTTTCACAACAACCATTCACAAGTTTGTTGGTGTGCAGCAATATAAAAGATTTCAGGTATCAATTTGTATGGGATAAAGGATATTCTACTGGTTTTGCCAATGCGAATAAAATGCCATTAAAGAAACATGAAGATATTTGTGTTTTTTATAAAAAACTACCGACTTACAATCCTCAAGGTTTAAAAGAGATTGAGCCAAAAAAGAAGATCAGAAAAAAAGGAGGAGGTGGTGAAGTCATGGGGGTTAATGGTGTTGAGGGTAAAACATATTATCAAAAAGCAACAAATTACCCAACAACAATCATATCCACAAAAAAAGAAAAAGTATTCCACCCAACTGGAAAAGCTGTTTCTATACTCGAGTATCTAATAAAAACATACACCCAAGAAAATGAAACTGTTTTAGATTTTACAGCAGGCTCAATGAGTACAGCTATTGCCTGTATTAATACTAATCGTAAAGGGATTATGATAGAAAAGGATGAGCATTACTTTAAGGTGGGTTCTGATAGGGTAGCCCAAGCTTTACAGGAGCTAGGTGATGATAGAATTAACCAAGCATTAAACGAAAAAGAAAACTAAGGTAAACACTAAATGAATAAACAATCTTTAGAATTACATATCGAAACACTAACTCAAATGCTAGTAGGTTTGATTTTAGGGTATGTAATTCTTAGAGCGTTTGGATTAACAAATTCTCAAAGTATAACTTTACAGTTTATTTTCTTTGTTGTATCCTACGCTCGAAGTTACACAATATGTTGGTTATTTAAAGAAGTTATCTTTAAGCAGAAAACAAATTAGGAGGAATGTTGTGAGTAAACAAATGAAAGATACGAAAGAAGTTAAAGAATTGATAGCGGGAACATTACTTGGTAAATATTCATGCCCTGAATGCTTGAGTAATGATAATTTACTTGTATATGTTAAGCACAACGAAGAAGGAAACGAAGTGCTAGACGGTTCATGTCGCACACCTAGTTGTAAGTCGTTTTGGACAGAACAAGAGTTAAAAGGTGCTGGTGTACTTGATGAGAACTTCGTAGCACCAAAAACAAAACCTATAGTTAAGGCAGCTATCACTAAGGACGAATACAAAGCTCTTGTTGCTCGTACAAGTCATGATACTACTCAACCTGATGGTAGCTTATATCGTGGGATTCGTTCAGATGTGGCAAAGTTTTATAATGTCTTATTTGAGCGTAACTCAGAAGGTTGGATCAACAAAGTATATTACCCTGAAACTAAATCTACATTCAAGGGTGAATGTGGTAGTTTACGAGGATACAAGACACGAGTATTACCTAAAGACTTTAGTAAACCTAATATTGGCATTACAGGTGTCAGTAGTGATTTTTATGGAAGAAACTCTTTTAAAGATTACGGTGGCGGTAAATACGTTGTAATTGTTGGTGGAGAAGAAGACTGTTTGGCTGCTTACCAAATGCTTCGAGATTATCAGGTACAGAAAAAACAAGACGATTATGACCCAATCCCTGTCGTATCTGTAACATCAGGAGAAGGTTCTCTTGCTAAACAGTGTGCAGAGCAATATGACTGGTTAAATCAATTTGAAAACATTATTATTTGTATGGATAACGACGATGCTGGACGTAAAGCAGCACAGGAAGCGTTAAAATTTCTTCCTGAAGACAAAGCTCGTGTAATGTATTGTTCTTTGAAAGACCCAAGTTTAATGTTACAGGAAGGTAAACAGAAGCAATTCTTGAGTAACTTTTGGGACGCTAAAACAGAACAAGAGGCAGGGGTTAATTCAATCATTGACGCAATGGAAGGTGTTCAGGATTATTTACTAGCTCCAAAAATTCCACTACCTCCTCAGTTAGCTAAGATTCAGGAAGCTATGCGTGGTGGCATCAGGTCTACTGGAGCGATAATTAACATTATCGGGAAAACATCAATCGGGAAAACATTATTCTCAGACATGCTTTTGTATTTTTGGCGTTACTACAGCCCTCTTAAACCTGTAATCTTTAGTATTGAGCGAAATAAGGAGGAGTTGTTGATTGATATGTTTTCAATTCATTTAAAACAGAATTTAACTTGGTTCTCTGACGGTCACGATGCTGTTGATTATTTAAATCAACCTGAGATTGCTGAACTCTGTGAAGATTTTATTATGGATGAATTTGGTGAGCCATCTATGTTTGTGATAGACGAGAGACGAGGTAATGTGGAAGTGTTGAAGAAACAGATTGAACGTGCTGTTAAACAGTACAACTCGAAGCTAGTGATTATTGATGTGTTGACGGACGTATTACGTTCACTACCATTGAATGAGCAGGACGACTTCATGTTATGGGAAAAACAAATGAAGAAAGAAGGTATTGTATTTATTAACGTGTGCCATACCCGTAAAGATCAAGCAGGAACTCAAAAACCTAAAGATGAGAACGGTGAGGAAACATTTAAACGTGTAGATGAATATGACACTCACGGTACTTCAGGTATCCCTCAATCTGCGGATTACAACATTGTCCTTAACCGAAATAAGAATGCTTCTGATCCTATTGAGAAGAATACGACTTATGTTGATTTACCTAAAGCTCGTGGTGGTACAACATCTCATAACGTGCTTGAATTGTATTATGACCCAATTACTCGTCAACAAGTTGATCGTGAGGTTTGGTTACAAGAACAGCGAACTAATTTTTAAAGGAAAGGTTATGAACAATCGAGAAAAATTACTTCTAAATAAACAGAAGTATGAGAATGAGATAATTGAAACAAGTAAATACGGAGAAGTTAAAATTCTAAAGTATGAAAACAAGAAGCGGGTGATTATTGAATTTATTAATACAGGAAATGTTACAACGGTAACGTTGAACAATTTAGTAAATGATAGGGTTAAAGATGTTTATGCAAAAACAGTTTGCGGTGTCGGTTATCTTGGATATATGGATGTTTCGTATGCTCTGTATATTAAAGTTTATGATATTTGGAGACAAATTTTACGTAGATGTTATGATGAAACTTTACATAACATTAGACCGACATATAAGGGGTGTATTGTTTCTGAAAATTTTAAAAACTTTTCTTACTTTATTAGTTGGTATCACAACCAAACAGGTTATGATCAAGACGGTTGGTGTGTAGATAAAGATATTATAATTAAAGGTAATAAGGTTTATTCAGAAGATACTTGTTGTCTTGTACCTTACGAGATTAATAATCTTATTGTGAAAAGTGATAAATGTCGAGGAGAATATTTAATCGGAACATCTTTTGTTAAAAAACACAATAAGTATAAATCAGGACTTAGTAAAAATGGAGTTTTGAAACATCTAGGGACATATGATACTCAAGAAGAGGCTTTCTATGCTTACAAAGAAGCAAAAGAAGCTTATATTAAGGAGGTAGCTAATAAGTGGAAAGATCAAATCGACCCTAGAGTGTATAACGCTTTAATTAAATACGAAGTAGAAATAACCGACTAATGTGCAAGTTTATACACAAACACGTATTGACAACACTAGAACAGATGAGGTATTATTGCTTCATCTGTTCTTTTGCATTTTTATAAGGAGTAAATTGTGTCAACAGAAAAGAATTATATTGATGGAGATTGGGTATATGATCTTGAGAC